CAAGATGAAAGGTGTTCAGAGTCAATTGTGTGGTAGGTTCACCAATCGATTGTCCGGCAATCACACCCACCATTTCACCAGGGTGAACAAGAGCTTCCTTATGTTTCAATGCAATCGTTTCTAATAGAACAATGAGACCCTTGCGGTGGAAACGTTTATTCACAAGCAACTCTTTGGGTGAAAGATAGAAGTAATACATGATTTCGAACAATTTGGTCAAAGGGGCATATGTATATTGATTCATTTTTTTGAAATTCTCTTCAATTAATTCAAACGCCTCAAATGGAGTAATATCGACAACACTATTCGCATTTAACCCCAATTGACCTTGAATATTTCTGATTATATTTTGAAATGAAACAGGCATTGAAATATTATTTTCATTTCTATGGCGGAATACTTTATCTACGACCTGGTCGCGCATCTCAAGCATATCGGTGATGTATGTTCTACATTTTTGCTGTGTGTCTGCCTTCTGCTTTTTCATACGTGAAATCGCACTACGATTGTATACAGAGAGTAAATCACTACTCTGGTCATTAACGCCAATAATATCATAGTGCATGTAAATATCTTCTACACTCATACCAACAAGAGGAATAGTTTGATTTTCAACGCGACCAGTATCAAAACAATCGTCTCCATATGTAAACTGAACAATTTTCCCCTTGTTGTTACGAACAGTCATATCATATTCAACCTTTAAATCCTCAAGACCCTTGATTAAACGTCGTTGAATATAACCTGTCTGAGATGTCTTGACCGCTGTATCAATAAGACCCACGCGCCCACCCATAGCATGAAAGAACAATTCAGGTGCAGTTAATCCAGAAATGTAAGAGTTTTCAATAAATCCACGCGCACCTGGACTATCATCAAACTTGTTAAAATGAGGAAGAGTGCGCGAATCGAAACCATAGGGGATTCGCTTACCGTCGACATTTGTCTGTCCCAAACAGGATATCATCTGGGAAATATTAATAGGAGTTCCTTTAGACCCCGAATTGATAATAATCAGAAACTTGTTGCCGGCGTCCAAACTATCACGACCAATCTTACCTGCTTCGTCAGTTGCCTTATTGAGAATATTATTTACACTAGTTTCAAATTCAGTATGACTTGTTCTAGAAGTATTGTTCTCAAATACACCCAGATGCACCTGGTCAATCAATTCCTTGACCTCTGCCTTCTGCTTTGCAATTACTGTGAGAATTTGCGTCTGAGTTGTTTTATTCGCAATCAAATCGCTGATTCCTACACTATATGAACTGGTCTTCAAATATTCAGTAACTATATTTTGCAAATTATCATTGAAATTTACACAAGCCATATTTCCAAAATCGTTGTGAACACGATGTAAAAGTCCTTTTGTGGTTGAACCAATAACCGACTTGTCTAATTGACCACGGAATAGCTTGCCGTTTCTCAATTCAAACACATTGGGACTTGTAGCAAAATCGTCCACACCTTCCTTGTATTTCTTTGTTGTGTAAACCATTGATAATGGAGGCATAATTTGTGATAGAACATCGAAACTCGACAGGGTCTTACCCTTTTCACGAATCGCCTCTGTATCTACATGAGGATACATCATCAGCAAATTCATCGCCTCTCTCGGTGTAAAATTAATATTCGGTCGGGTCATTCTATATGAACCCAATAGTGAATCCTGGTAAATTCCAATAATCGGCGAATTACTGGCTGGACTTATCACTTGGTAGGGAATTGCCGCCAATTGACGCAATTCGGTTTCTGCTAATATATTCTGAGCAAAATGCATATTCATTTCGTCCCCATCGAACGGTGACTGCATAAATGCAGCCATTAATCCCTAAGGTTTCCCAGAGGGCCGGACTGTATCTTAAGCAAGTTCAGGTTGATTAGACCATCATCACTCACCCATACCCGTTCAGTCTCTGAATGCCTAACATATCCTATCATAACGGACTTAGTTAGTAACACTGCTGATTATCCAATCCTTAACATTATGACCATTGGGTTCGGTAATTAACCGAGTTCCCCTTATAACGTTTCCATTACAGGGTGGTAGTTAAGGCTCTAAGGACGTTCCAGCATCAAGGTATGTCGCGAAAAGGTAGTAGTATTTTTTTGGAAATTGTATATTGTTTTAATACTACTACGTATTCACTAGGGGGTATCAACCTTTTCAGTCCCCCTGTTGCCGACCCCGATGGGTTTAGTTTTGTCGATCGGCATTGTAAGGTTTAGTATCGCCCACATTCATTCTAAATGTGTCGCCAACTTTCATAACCTTCACAATATGACACATCATAGACATTCGATGCAAACTAGGTTGTCTGTTGAACAACACAGCATCCCCGTCCATCATGTGTCGGTGAACAATATCACCATTTTCCAAGCGAATTGATTCTCGGTCAACATACCGCAAGGATATATGTTCACCATTCTTCCTTTCCAGAATTTTCGCACCAGGGTGTTCGTCAGGACCCTGTTGCACTAGTTTCATAAGGAACTCGCGGTTACGGTCATTCACCATTTCTGGCTTCGTAATATTCATCGCAATCTTTAACGGAACACCCAGCTGTTTTACCGACAAGTTTGGGTCACCTGTAATAACCGAACGAGCACTAAAGTCAACACGTTTTCCCATCAAATTGCCTCGAATACGACCATTCTTGGAGTTTAATCGACCCATTATACATTGAAGTGGACGACCTGACCTCTGCGCCATCGGTGCGACACCCTTGATTTTATTATTCACAATCATTGCGACGGAATGTTGCAAGATTGTAAACCAACCTTCCGTCACATTCGGGTGCGTTTCGGGATTCGCCAACTTTTCTCGAAGAATATTATTCGTCTTAATAATGTTACTATAAATATGAGTCAAATCATCTTCACTTCGCTGTTGGGCATCATGTTTCACCGAAGGTCTCACTGCAGGTGGCGGCACCGGTAATACCTCCAATATCATCCAATCGGGACGAGACCATTTGGGACTAAAACCCATAAACGATACATCATCATCGGATATCCGCTTGAACATCTTTAACACATGTTCCGGAGTTAACTTCAGTGTTACCTTCTGGCTTTCTGTTTCACCTTTTGTGTCGATATTTTCCCAAATCGCGCACACGGTAGCCATACCCTCCAACTTTATTTTATCTGGCTGTCTACAACCACACCCATCTTCGGTATGTTCACCACACCGCTTTATCATTTTTGACGTTAACGCTGATACATAACTCCATCTGTCTTCTTCGCTCCTAGACAAAATGTGCTTATGTTGATTCTTATTAATCAATAATTTACTACACTTATAACAGACTGAACGAGCTATTTTGATAACATCCTTTATATGCTGAATCGCAAATACAGGTCGAGCCAACTCAATGTGTCCAAAATATCCAGGTGTATCGATATACGTCATCCCATCTGTGGGACAAATCATTCCTGGTTCCAATACACCCATGCGAGGATCAAATAATCCTCCAACAACGGGCTTATTATTGTTATAAGTATCTCGAGATGTTACCTCCACAACAGAATTCTTTCGAATTTCCTCGGGAGATAGCATACTAAATTGAATACCTATGATTCTGGACGGAGTCCTTGAACTGTCCATATTTGAACGACGAGACATGTTACTATAATATAGAAGTGTATATTTTATATTGTTTATAACAACTAAATTACAAATCAATTTTGTATATATTCGTGACGTCGCATATACACAAATTATATTTATATCAAAAGGTAATAAACGTTAACATTGTATATTTACTAACATCATTTGTTAGCTATTATGGGTTCTAAAAAAGGCGATAAACAAAAATACAATACTCGAAGTCAGAACAAGCGAAGACGAAATCGCGACGATTCTGACGATGAATCAGATGAAAACATAGTTCTCGAACTGGAAAATTCTAGCGATGATTATGAAACTGTTTCAGAATCTGAAACCGACTCTTCTTATAATCCTCCGACTAAACCAACGAATATCAAACAGCGTATTCGTAAGAATATTATTGAAAGTGAGTCAGATGACGATGATGGGGAGGACGATAATGGGGAGGACGATGAGTCCAGTGAAGACGATGACGATAAATCGGCAATTAATCCACGTGAACTTCGTAAAACAATCGCTACTCTTTTTCCTTCGAATTACATTAATAAAAAGGTAAAGGCGGACGACCGTGAATCAAAACGCACGAAAAAACAATCACGCAAAAATGTTCATAGAAAACGTTGTCGACGATATAAATCCGAGTCCGAGGATGAAGACGACGATTCAGAAGAATATTACGAAGATGACGAAGACGATGAAGGTGATATGGAGGATTTTAATATTATCATTTCTGCACTTACGGGAGGCGGAATGAGCGGTGCAGATGCAAGTGATATGAAAGCAATTGAAGACGATAAAGATGAAGAATGTAATAGTGACGATGAAAAACTTTTTATGAAAGAGAATTACGAAACTATTTCGATTCCAAACGTTGAGAAAAAGGTATCTGATAAAAAGACAAAGAAGGATAAACAATCAAAACGTCACAATAAATCAGACAAATCTGATGCGTCCGAAACCGTCGACGCCGAGACGGAATATAAAGACCTTGTCGAACTAAAAAAACAATTGTCTGAAAAACTAGCCAAACGTCCTAATAATAAAATTCTGTTAAACGCGGTTGAAGAATGCCGCAATTCAATTCGCAAGCTTATCAAAAAATCTCGCATGAAAAACGCCAAAAAATATTATAAAATGGTTAACGGCGAGGACGAAGAGAAAACCGGTGAAATCGAATATTTTAAAAAACAATTGTCGAATAAAGAACAATTGCGTGTTATCAAAGAGTTAAATGAAATTAATGAACATACGAGTATTAAAAAACCATATCGCCTTACTCTTCTCGATAGCAATATTCCTCCAAAATATAAAGCAACCGTTATGCAAAAAGTGAATATGTTACGCTCGATGGAACCCGGTGACCCTGAATATTTTAAACTCAAAACATGGGTTGACGGTTTTATGCGTATTCCCTTTTCACAATATAAAACTCTGGATGTGAATATTACCGATGGTATTGAAAAATGTAGCGAATTTATGGAAAACGCGAAACAAACATTGGACGAATGTGTTTACGGTCTGAATGACGCAAAAATGCAAATTATGCAGATGATTGGACAATGGATTACCAACCCGGGTGCATTAGGAACAGCCATCGCCATTAAAGGTCCTCCCGGAACAGGTAAAACCTCGCTTGTTAAAGAAGGTATCAGCAAAATTTTAGGACGCGAATTCTCGTTTATCGCATTGGGTGGAACCGGGGATGCGAGTTTCCTAGAAGGGCATGGGTATACATATGAAGGAAGTATGTGGGGTAAAATTGTGCAAATATTAATGGAAAGTAAATGCATGAACCCAGTCATATATTTTGATGAGTTAGACAAGGTTAGCGACACTCCCCGAGGAGAAGAAATCATCGGCATTTTGACCCATCTTACTGATACTTCGCAAAATAGCCAATATCATGATAAATATTTCAGCGAAATCACTTTCGACCTCAGTAAATGTCTGTTCATATTCAGTTATAACGACGAAAGCAAGGTAAATCCAATCTTGCGCGACAGAATGTATCGCATTATGACGAAGGGATATGAAGCGAAAGAAAAACTAATTATTGCAAAAGATTTCCTGTTACCTAAGATTCGCGAACAAGTCGCATTCAAGGATGATGAATTGATTATTCCCGACGACATTTTAACCGAGATTATCAAGAATGATGCTATTACATTGGAGGAAGAGGGTGTTCGTAATCTGAAGCGATGCTTGGAAATTATTCATACCAAATTAAACCTTTTTCGATTGATGAAACCCGAGAAGAACATTTTTGCGAAAGAGATTGATATGCAAATTACCTTTCCCGTTACAGTTACGAGTGACCATATTAAAAAATTAATCGAATGTGATAATGAACCGAATCAAAGCTTTCTTGCTATGTATGTGTAATGTATATTTCAAAACCTATTAGATATTTAATCTATTATTATATATCTATAATGAGTCAAACTGAAAATTGCAATGCTATGATTCGTTCACGTGAAATATTAAACACTGTTCATATCAGCATTCAAGACGGCACGTATCGTAATATTATAAATTTAATCGAATCTTATATAGAGTCACATTGTAATCATGAATATATCGACGACCTAATTGATATTGACCCAGATACATCAAAAATGATTCGCTATTGTATACATTGCGAACATTCTCCTTGATTTTTGTATATAATTAGATGTTTCGATATATAGCCATTCCGACCTCTTGTAAATTAATCATGACCTTTTTTAAGTTTTCTATGTTTTTTTTATCGTTCGACTTTTCATTCACATGTTTTTCCATTAAATTCACAAAATCATATACTATTTTGTCCTCATCCTCCTCGCAAATGTCTTTCCAATAATCAAAATTGTCCTCGGGAAAATGTGTGTTGAATATTTCGTTTATCACACTAGGGTGGATTTGTTCGTCTATACATAATTCGTTCAGGTATGCAAATGCGATATCATTTATGCATCGCCTGCATTCGGGCGCTATATCGTTGTTCATTAATGTAATGGTAGTCATCATTTCATTAATCGTAATCAAAAATGTGTTGGTTATCTTTCGCTTAAAATAAAATAAACCTTTCAATTTTATATAGTTATTCCTCAACTGTCTCTTCCT